TCAACAGGTGCCACCCCCATAGCAATAGCAGATTTTTCAAATTCTCTGATTGGAAAGGTGAAACCAGCTCCAGAAACTTCCTTTTCCTGTCCAGTGACTGGAGCTTCATCTTTGAAATTTCACCTATCATAGCATAGCTGAGAAGGTGCTGGGATAGGAGCCAACACTCTTGAAGGCCATAGCCTGCAATTATGTTTTCTGCAATATCCTTCTTTTCCTCTTCAGCCTCAATGCTCTTTCCATTTTCAGACCTAAGTGCGCAGACAACCACAGATTTGATTTGGTCTGGGTCACAATCGCCAGAATTCAAATTGGTAAAGATTGCAGCCGGGTCCATCCCAGCCATCTCCTTTAGCTCTACAAGAAATCTGAAGTCAACTTTGCAGAGGTAGACATCTTTGCCTACCTCAACAGTCTCTTCTCCTTCATACTTATTTGCCATGGCAATTAAGTCTGTGTGAAGGTGATGGCGCTCTCATTTTGCAGAGCAGCTGAGAATTCAACAATGCCATTCTGCTCTGATGTCTTACCAAAGCTGGTGATCAAGAAGGTTCCTTCATAGGTTTCTTCTGAGTCAGCCAAGCGCATTAGAGCGGATGGGGTTGAGCTGTTGGCAATCGCACTGAAAGCTTTATAGCCCATTGTGTCAACATCATCACGAGTGTCAGCCTTACCAGAGCCATTGAGAGTGACAGTTGAATAGCCATTGTAACAGGCTTCTGTCTCATTGCCCGGGGTGGACTGGCTTGTGACATCAGTAATTGGGTTGTCACGGTTAAACTCTTTTGTGGAAATGCCACCAACATCCTTCCATGTTGAGCCAGCGTCATCGCTGATCTGCAATAGGAGGGTGCGGCCTTGGATGTTATTTGCAGTCATTTTTAGTCTCCATTCTAGCTAAAATCTGTTCCATATTGTATATTCTCCCAAGCATCGGGAAGGGTAGTGTTGGCAAAAAACTCAAGTGCAACATACCACTGGTCAACATAGTATAAGTCGGTTGTGTTGATTAGAGAAACTGAATATTCCACAATGCCATTCTGGTCAGTGGTCTTTCCAAAGCTGGTGATGAGAAAATAGCCCTCAAAGGTTTCTCCTGCATCATCCATGCCATCAGTCATTCGGAAATAATCTTGTGGAGGGCTTGAATTTGCCACCAATGATAAAGCCTTGTAATCATCTAGGCCAACACCAGAGCGCTTATCCACCTTGCCAGAGAAGGTTGCAGAGGCAGACATGTATCCATGATCACAGGCCTCTGTCTCATTGCCCGGGGTAGATTGGCTTGTGGTATCAGAAATTGCCCTTTCCCGGACAAACTCTTTTGATGCAATGCCGCCAATGTCATTCCAATTGTTGCCCCCATTAAGAGTTGTCTGGAACTTGAATTCTCTTCCCTGCCTATTGTTCTGGGTCATGCTGGGTTCCTGAATGTATAGAAGTTCATTGTGTACACATAGCGCTTGTGCTCATCCATACCAAGGCTGGCAACATTGCCCTTTGGGTGGAAGCCTAGATATGTTGTGCCATTAATCACCTCACCATCCCGGTCCTTGTTGTTGAGGTATTCAAAGATGGTGCGAATGGTTGTATAGACATCCATGGCGTCACCCTCTCGCTCCCCTCGACACATCACCTGAAAGTTTGGTTGCTCATAAGAGAGGGATGGAATAGCATCCATGCCACCAGAGCTTCCAATCATGGTTTGAACATCAAGATCATCAGGCCCAAATGCTGGGTGGAAGAGGTTTGTGCCAAGAGTGCCAAGGCCAGCCGCAACCAATAGATCAGCAATGTCTTGTGTGACTGAATTCATCATCGTCTTGCATACCTCTTAACAACCTTAATAAACTTGTCCAAATTTCTCTCAACCCCCTTCTCAAGGAATTTGCTTTCTGAAGTTGGCTTTGTCCAATTTGTATCATCAGGCATCTCATGGACAATGGCAGCATATTTTTGAGTGAAGCCAATGCGCCCAACAATCTTATTTCTAGCCTTTCTGGCTGCAGTGAACATAGAGCCAATCAAAAAGCCATCTCGCCTTGGGGTGATTTCCTCAACATCTTCTTGGAGTGCTATCAACCCAAATGTCATGCCCTTCTCCAAGTCGCCTTCAATCTTGTTCAACTCTTTCTTGAGCCTCCGCTTAAATTTCTTTTGCCCAACTTGTTTGACTTTGAGTGTCATGCCCTTGGCCATTAGACATAGACCATAAACATATCTGACATTGTCTCATTAGTCACACGGAATATCACACTCTTGGCCTTGGTGGACTGAGGCTCTGGTGCGGCTTGGCCTTCATAATCACCAACAGCAATCATGGCATCAATAGGGATGTCAACTCTTGAATAAATAGCGTTTGTGGTAAGCTGCTTGCTCCCATCAGGCCCAATCACTTCTTTGACCTTGGTGGCAACCCTCGCTGCAACCTTTACGCCAACAGCCCAGACCTTGCCGCCAGAGCCATTAAGAGCGCCGGGCAACCAATAGGTGATTGTTTGTGGGGTTTTGAATGAACTCATGATTGTGCAAAAAGTGCCTTCGCCTCCCTGATTGTGGCCTCTTCAAGACAGCCATTGGAAATTTGATTGGCCATTTGGCCATACTGAGTGGACATAACACCAGAGCCAGCAGTGAATGATTGGAAGGTGTTTTCAGCCCCTTCAAACTTCTCTTTGACAAGCCCTCTTGCCTCTGGTGAGGCAACAGTTGCCAAGTGGGCAGAATACCAACGAGAAATTTCCTTGAGCAGAGGATCAGAAAAATCTGAACCACAACCAGCTGCAATCCTATCCACTACCAAATCGGCTGCGGTGATAAAAGCATCAAGTGAGAGAGATGCATCCAAATTAGGAGCAACCTCTCTCACTTCTGCATCAGTTACCCGGGCCAACTACTTGGCCTTGGGTGTAAGCTTTTTGATCTCAGCTTGAGCTGCCTTTAGCTCTTTATCAAGCGCCTCATTGGCCTTGGCCAAATCCTCATTTGATGTAGCAAAGTCAGCGTTGGCTTCTTTGGCTGCTGACAATTGCTCTTTAGCTTCTGAAAGCTGCTCTTTGGTTTTATCCAAAGAGGCAGCAAGCTTCTGAACCTCTTCTGAATTAGGAGTTGACGCATTGGCCTTCTCCCACTCAGCAAGCGGTGTGACTTTACCAGCCAAGGAACGTGCGCCAGCATCAGTTAGCTCAACAGTAGAGCCAATTTTGCGCTCTTCTGAGTTCTTACCGCCAGTGTGAATTCCACCATGCGTGACGCGATACTTCTGTGTTTTCTCTTTAGCCATTAGTCAGTTCCTTTCTATGGGCGTGTGCCATGAACAATACCAGTTTTGCCATTGCGATCTTCTTTGATGATTGGCACCATACTATTGTATGTGAAGAATGCTTGATCATCAACATCAGATGTCCGGCGAACTGGGACTGTGGTTGTGCGGGCTGCAACGGCAAGCTCAATTGTTGCATCAGACATTTCAACCAATAGAACTTCAATATCACGGAGCTTATCCGCATATTTAACTTCTTTGATCTCAGCAATATCTTCAATGCGTTGCTTGAGCGTCTTGTCACCTTTTTGAAGGGTGTAATCAGCCTGCATGTTTGTCCAGATGGCTTTACCAACATAAAGGATCATTGAATTTGCATCAGAAACAGAAGCTTCACGGAATGCCAAGCTCACCATCTCTAGTGTCTCATCAACAATCTTCTCACGGTTGGTTGCCAAGTCTGTCCAGTCACTGATAGCTAGTGTCTGACGGAAAGAGGTTGTAGTGTAACCTTTGATTTCCGCTTTAACGCCATTGATATCAACAACAATGTCTGAGTTACCATTGAACAGCATGTTCTCAGTAGCTTCATTCACTTGACGAACTGACTCAGTCATCCCGGTTGATTGCTTATAAGGGAAGCCAATCTGACGGAATGGGATGCGCCAACCACTATGGTTAATAGGGAGTGGAACATACTTCAAGAGGAAGTCAATCTGGTTGTTATCACCAGCGACAGGGTTCATAGATGTCTTAGCAGCGCGGAACTCATCAATTGATTCACGGCCAACCAAAGTTGTGCCAATGCTCTCTGAGCTTGTAAGCCCAGCAGCAAACAGATCCTTGATGCCGTTCAAGTTCAAGCGGCGAACAGTCACCAACTTTTCCATGATGCGGCGATGATCTTCATGGCGCAATGTGCCATCCGCATTAACAATGCGTTTGCCATCAGGGCTGTCCATCAATGCGTTATTCCACGCAACATCTTCATTCATCACCTTGTTTGCAATAGATGCATATTCAGGTGAGTGGATATCAGTAATAATTGCGGTCATACTATGCTACCTCCACGATTAGGCGAACAGCAGTGCCGCCACCAGAGTTGTCAACATCTTCAGCTGCATAAGCCACAACCACTTCATCAAGCGGAGCGCCAAGAGCTGTATCTGTCACTTTGACCAATGTGCCATCACCATTTGAGGCAAGGCCATCGCCTTTTACAATTGCAGGGGCTGCAGCAGGAATGAGTGCATAGATTTCATCACCAGCACGGCCAAACCAAAAGCGGGTTGTCTCGCCAGCAACGTATGCATCATCAATGCCAGAAGCATCAGCAACATTTTCAAGCGCAAAGATTTTCTGCGCACGGCCATTTGAAGAGGAATGAACAGCAACACCAGTCGCTGTGCGTTCAATCAAGTGACCCGGTGTAATAGCAGCATCACTAAGAGCCTCTTTTACACCTTTGCTGCTCAAGCGCTCATCATAAGCGGAAAGCAGGATTGTATTTGGTGAACCAGCCATGTTACTTGTCCTCCTTGTTTGCGTTTGCTTCAAAAGAGTCAGCACCATAACCGCCAGCAGGTGCATCATCACCATTGGTGTTTGTTACGCCAGAACCGCCTTGGCCAGAGTAGTTAGCTGGACGGAATTGATTTTGAAGCTTGGTCAACACACCTTCAGACATGCCTTCAAGCTCATCTTCAGTCATGGTTGAGTTTTTGACAATATCTGCTTTGATTTCACCAATTCGGGTGTCCTCATTCGCCAATAGGCTTTCCAGCTTATCGGAGTTGGCAAGCAGCTTGTCAATTTTAGCTTGGTCAGCTTCAGAGTTGGCTGTGAAGCCATTCTCTTTCAGCAAAGCTTGTGCATTCGCAATGGCATCTTCATTGGACACCGTTGGTGCAGCACCTGCCTCTTGACCACTTGAAGCGGCTGCAGCTTTCACTGCTTTATCTTCTTTGGGCATTTCATTCTCCATATTATTGGTGTTTTGTTCACCAACGGGTTCAAAGGTGATCTTTTTGACCACCTCAACTTCATCGCCAAGCAGTGTGACAACGTCATTACTGTCAATGGCATATCCACGCTTGAAGAGCTTCCTCTTCTCACCACGAATTCTCTTTTCATAAATAAATTGCTTGGAGTCAGGAAAGATTTCATCTGGCCAAGCATAAACGTGACAATCATCAGAGCGTGCTGGTGTGATTAGCTCACGCAGCTTCTGATATAATTGGGTTGTGGTCAGCTCGTTGATTTGAACAATATCAATTGTGTCCTCATCATCTTGCCCCTCATTAAATTTCAGTGCAGTGCCTACATGGTCACCAGCAGCTTTCTCATTAAGGAGGATTGCCACATGATCAAACTTGAAGTCAGCCCCCTCCCAAGTGTAATCTTTTCCATCAGCAGCAGTGCCATTGGCAGCTCTCTGCTTTAAGGTCAGCCCGGTGCTCACGCCAACCTTCTTCTTGTTCTTGATCCGCTTGATAAGCTCTTTGCCATCTTTGGACTTATTGGCCACCTCGGCGTCAACCCATAGCTCATTGGTGACAACTTCTCCCTCCTTAGTGGGGTTGCGAACAACTGCACCAAAGTTCTGGGCATTGACAGCGAGAGGGTGGAAGGCAGAGACATTCTGCCCTGCAACGGTTGGGTGCTTGTTAGGGGCTGGAAGCATATCAAGCTGATTGTAAGATTTTTCAACCTCAGCATCAGAATAGAAGCCCCCATTCATAACGGTATTTCCGACAATGGGCACCATTGTAGTGACTATGTGCTCACGGTTGTTGAGCATCTCAGTCCTATAGTGGCCATCAGTCGTTGAATTAATCGCAATTTTCATATTTCACCTATTTCATGAACAATATTACTGTGACCAAAAACAAAAGAGAAATTATTTTTATGATCCAGTTACTTTTTGGCCAATCACAGGGATCAAAGCGCACCTGCAATTTGGCTCACCAATAAGGGAGAATGCAGTGCCAGCATTGTAGACAAGGCCATCCCTCGCTAAGTGTTCTGGGCGCACTGCCCCATCATCTGAGTCAGCCCACTTGTAATTTACTACCTCATTGAACCTTCTCCCTGTCTCAATCCCTTCATTGATCACACCAACATTGTATGATCTCACAGTTTCAGTCCGGGACAATAACCTTGACCTTGTCCGGCCAATCTTGTTCACCCGGTCATTGATATTGCGGGCAACTTCAGCCATCCCAAGCCCCTGCTCAACCCCTTCATACAGCACTCTGGAAATCTGTTGGCTCATGGCATCAGTGATGCCCTTAAGTTGCGCAAAGTCTCTGGTGTACAGCGTTTGAATGGCATCAAGGTGGATTGGAACACCAATAAAGGCGCTGCCCCCTCCAATGCCTGCACCAAGATGCATCTTGGCTGTCCCATTGATGTCTGCTGGCTTGATATCCTCTAGGAGCTTGCCTAGTGATGTGGGTGCTTTCCTCAGTTGAGCTTTTGCTCTTTCCATCCCAGAGATGTATGCCCGGTCAATATATTTGTTCTGCCAAAAGTCAGTTGAGGCAGTCACAATATTCTTATTGTCCAAAATCTTCTGATCAATCTGCCCTTGAAGCCAGAGCATGAACTCAACAACAGCCTTGGGGTTGTCCTTGAACTGGAATGCACTCTCATTGAACACAAAGCCACCAGCATCACCAAGAAGGAGCGCTTTGTTGATAGCCCGGGACAAATCTCTGTACCGCTTATCAACTTCACGCCGCCACTGCTTCTGGATGGTCAGTGTCTTGGTTGGATTATGGGTTCCAGCCAATTACTCAGCCCCCTCAGCAGCCATCCTTGCAGCTTCCTCTTCCATCTCTGCGTCATCATCTAGCGCAGCAGTGTCAGGCTTATACTCCATCCCAAGAATGTCCTCAATGGCTTGCTCTGCGGTAACTTCATCAGCCAATCCACCAACAGGCCCAAGGGCATTAGAAGTCAAAGCGAGGGCTTGAGCTTTCTTAACAGCAATATCAGCTTCTTCAGCCTCAGTGGAAGCAGAAACCTCTGGCCAATCAACCTCTCCCTCAAGAAAGACATCATCCAGCATCTTAGCATTGGCTAGGATTTCAAGACCACGCCAGAGCCACCCTTCACAATCACTCTCTCTGCGCTCAGTAATGCGCTCTGCATAGCTGGCCTTGTCCTCAGCACCAGATAGTTGGCCAACGCCAATTCCCAGAAGCACCCGGATTGGGATGCCAGCAGCACCAGCCAAAAGGCGAATGATTGTGTTGAAGCTTCCCTCTGGGTCAGCATGAGTGACTTGGAGCATGTTAGCTTTAAGCCCGGACAGCTTCAATATGTCTGTCCAGTTATTTTGGAACTTATCAGCCTCTGTCTTGAGCGCTGCCTTTGTCTCATCATCCATCTTGACAGCAAATTTGGGGTCTGACTCAAGCGCCAGCTTCTGTCTGGCATTCCTAAAGTAAGCTTCAGCCGATCCACCAACAACCTTGTTCAAATCAACAAGACGGTTGAGCAAGTTCTCCAATGTTGGCATGCCCTCAACATCACTGTCAAGCGCTCCCTCAGCCATATGGATAATCCTTGTCCAGTGAACTTGGACAGCACCACGCACATCTGTTTGCTCCTTCTCTCCACGAGAAATCACCTGCAAGTTGTACATTGTAGGAAGCCCAAAGCGCTGAGATGTTGGCTCAGTGTCCCAAGCAGTGATGGTGATGCCATCCTCAGAGTAAGGGGCAAAAGAAACCCTCTCCAATTGATCAGGGGAGGATGTCGCAAGCGGTTGGTGAGGGTCCATGCCATCAGGCACCATCACATAGAGAACAGAGAAGCGCCCAATGCGGTTAAGGATGTCAGCACGCTCTAATTTTTGAAAGAACTTAATCTTTTTGAGAATGCGCATCTGATCTTCAATCAACTCTTTGTTATCCTTGTCCACAATCCTAATATCACCACGCCAACAGGACTTGGCTGGGAGGTCAATGATCAGCTTGGCCACATCACCAAAGCGGTATGCCCTGAAATAATCCAAGAAGGTCCGGCTTGTGCTATAGCCAAAGATGTCATTGATATCACGCATGCCACCCATGGAAACTCCCCACCCAAAAGACTGGAAGAACTTTGACCGGGATGTGAACAAATCCTCATTAGTGGAAATGTGTATGTTGGTAAAGGGAATTTTCATGGTTGCTTCCTATGCGCTCAATTGAGCAGTTATTTCTTTCAAGGTGTTTGATCCAACAAGGCTGCTCTTGATCAAGTGCACTTGAAATGTAAGCCCAATGGTGGCACTCCCTGCTATTGTTTTTGCTTGAAATAAAACATCAGTAAGTTCTGGAAGAAATGCTGCATCAGTCTGTTCAATTCCTGTCTCAAGAAGCTTGTAATTTCTTCCTCTTATGAATGGGCCAACTGTGCCATCAAGAGGTGACTCTCTTACAAGAGAGAACAAGTCAACTTCCTTGCCAGAGCCAGTTGTGCCATTGAGATAAATCCCGACACCAACAAAGCCTCTTGGGACTGTAAAGTGAGACATGTGAGTGATACCAGCACCAGCCTCAACAAATGATTGGACTGTCAAGGATGTAGCTGCTTGGATTGTTATGTCACCAACATTTGGCACCTTTGGGTCACCTCCAGCTTGAGATGGGCCAACAACTTTGACCCTCCAAACTCGCAACCATACTTCAGTTGTTGTGATGGTTGCCTCCCCATCAAGAGAATAAGTTGCCTCTTGATACCATCCATCATCATCAATGCCAAACAAAGTAATTGAGTGGGCACCTGTCCCGCCAACTTTGTCAATTGTGGGTGATGCCCTTACAATGTCCATTGTCTCACCAGAGCCAATTCCACCCAAATACTCCAAGGAAGCATCCGGGTGATCCCAAACATCTTTCAAACTTGTTGACAAATCATCTCTGTGAGAGAATTTATTCACAATTGCTTGATCTGGAGCCACTCCAGAGGCAAGGCTTGAAAGGCCTCCAACAATTCCACCATATGTCATATTTCTTCTCCTGTTTACCAAGTGCCAATATGTACAGCACCTTGGATCATGTCTTGTATTGCATAGAGCGTTGGGTCAACTTGGTCATCATGATCATGGCTGTCATCGCTACTAAATTTATTGAACTCATCAAGATAGTCAATCACAAAAGGAGCTTTCTCAGGGAGATAGACCCGGCTGGACTGAATAAATGGTGAGCCATCCATTGCTCTTGAGAGCTTATCTCCTATTGGCTCAATCGGCAACACTGGAATTTTAAGCTCTTTTTCTAAGTCTTGAATGAGGCCCGTTCCACTCACCTTGTCCTCAACCTTCATATATCGAAGCTTGGAGAATGTAGCAGAGGGGTTGTGCCACTTCTCAACAAAGTTAATGGCATTTCGTCTAAGGTCCGGGGCTTTCCACTTGCCTCTGATCTGATCAATCAAATAGATGCACCCATCAAGCTTGCCCCACAACTGGAATACAGAATAGTCATTATGCTCTTTGATCTTTTGGGCAGTATCAGCATAGATGGCTGTCCACTCAAAGGCAGGGAGGGCATCACTGTTGTAATACTTCCACCAAGCCTCCTCAAAGATGATGTCGCCAACAGGTTGAGGCCTTTGGGCATATTGTGCCCAGTATGTATATGGGTGCGCCTCTTTGAGCTGCTCAATGTCCTCAGCATTATGCTTGAACTCCCACAATGGGCCATCCTCTAGCTTATGGGGAATGGGAATGCCATGGGTGAACTCTCTAGGATAAGCCTCATCTTGTTCAATCTCAACAGGCAATAGAAGGTGGTGCCAATCATCCTTTGAGCCACCCTTGAGCAAATACCCACTAAGGTCAGCATCATGGACCCTCTGCATGATCACTATGAGTGGTGTCTTTCTAGGGAGCGCAAGGCGAGAGAGGATTGTGCCATTGAAGTTGTCGTTGATCTTTTCCCTCTTGAGCTGTGACCGGGCATCATCTGGCTTGACTGGATCATCAATGATCAATGCGCCATCAAAGTCTGTGCTCTCTTCATCCATTAGGCCAGCACGAAAACCAGTCACCTGACCACCTGCTGATTTGGAGTACATGCCTCCAGAGAAGTTATTGAACCACATCCCCTTAGAGTTGGCATCATCACGCATGGTCATAGGCCACAAGGCTTGATACTCAGGTGAGCCAATTATGCGCTTGACCTCAGAGGAATTGTACAAGGCCAGATCATTAGAATAGCTGAGATGGAGAAAGCGAGAGCGATTGTATTTGGCCATCATCCTAGCCACCCAAGTATGGACCACCATCAATGTCTTGGTGTATCCGGGTGGCACATTAATGACAAGGCGCTTGATCTCGCCTGTCTCAACCCTCCGCAGGGTGTCTGCTATAAGGGAGTGGTGTTCATTCACAATGAACTTCTGGTTCATGAGGTTCTTGAATACATAGCGAGTGAAGGCAATATGGTCATTCTCACATTTGTGCTTTAGCATCCGCTTAGTGTTCATGGACAATTCATCATCCATTAGTAATTCTCCCCAAACCACTTATCAAACAACTCTATCTCTTCTCTGCACAATGGAGTGACCACCGCTATGCCCATAGCCCCACCCATATTGATGTCTTGGCTCTTAAGCTGGGGGTGAATGTACTTGATCAACTCAAGTGCATTCCTATTCCTCAAGTCAATTGGCGTCCATGAGTCTCCAAGGCTCTTAACAGCCATGGCCATGAACTCTTCAAACTCAGCAGGGTCAAAGGCCATGCCTTTCTCAGCTCTCTGCTGCCACTGCTTCACACGGCCATTGATTACCTTTAAGAATGGGTGATTGATCTTTAGCTCTTTTCCCATGGCCACATCAACAGCAAACTTGAGAGGGTCAAATCCTAATTCATCAAGCGCCTCACTCGCTGCCATCCGATCTTTAGCAGCTAAAGTGGCCTTGTGCTTTAACACTCCAGCCTTACGGTTCTTGTCAGCCTCAATCTGGCTGGCTGTTCTATTCTTCTTGCCCTTGGGCCTCCCAACCTTCCTGCCTGTCTTGCTTGGCGGCTTTTTAATTTCTCTTTTGGGGGCTGATCTGATGACACCCGCTTTATCTTGATGGCTCTCTGTGCCCGGAACGCCTGATGCTGTTTTCTTGCTGGCCATTTTTGTCCATTCAATTTGAGTTTTTGTGAGTGCTCAGATTTTATCTGCCGCAGCATCAATCGTCAAGCCAGATGTGTGCACCCCCAATTCACACCAATAAACCCAAGACCGGGTTCAGACCGGCTTAGACCGGGTTTAACCACTCAAACCCGGTCTGTATTTTACTCAACAAAAACAAGTAGTTGCAAGCCATTTTCCAAAATCTCACCGGGTAGACCGGGTTTTCATGGCAAACCTTTTCTCTCCCCCTATATTACCCCCTATATTTACCCTCCCCTATTTACATACTATATACACTTTCCTTAAAAAACCCGGTCTACCCGGTCTACCCGGTGAAGCCCTTGAAATCACACAACTATTTTTTCACACAAACCCGGTGACAACCCGGTCTGAACCCGGTCCCACTCTCCCTTGACATAATATAATTACTCATCTACAACCCAAAACAGACCCTTTATTACACATTTTCCAAAATCCATAACTTTTAATCTTGTAATATAATTACTCATATCACCTCAAATAAGTAACATTTGAACTATCTCGCATTTTCACCATTTTTGACCAACAAAGTTCTTGCCCTCTGGTCAATAATAAGCGATAACAAATTAACAAAAGCAAATAAAGGAATTAAAGAGATGCTAACCCCTGATCAAGAACTCACAATTGAAAATAAAGTGGTGGAACTCCTAATCATTAAGGATTACCAGTGGGAACCTACAACCACAATTGACAGCCTTATGGAAGATTTTGAAAACTTCCTTGGGTGCTGGATAAAGGACTTTGAGTGGGACTTTGTTGTTGAGTGCCTGATGCCATATTTTGAAGAAGCAAAAGACGCACTCAGTGAGTGGGCTTATTGGGAGAAAGTGAATGCCTAAGAAAATCACAAGAGAAGAGTGGCTGAACCGTCTAGCCAACCACATGAAGAAATCCCTCTTTAAGAAGGAGGCCAATGTTGATGTCCCGGCTGACATCGCAATCAGTTGCGGCTTCACTTCCTCTGGAGGAAGAGGCGCAGCCATTGGTGAGTGTTGGTATAAGGAAGCCAGTGAGGCCAAGCGCCCAGAGATATTCATCAAGCCTAACCAAGCAGAGCCAATGCGCGTTGCGGGCATCCTAGCCCATGAGATGATCCACGCCACTCTAGGCTCTGGCTTTGGTCACGGCAAAGAGTTCAAGAAAATAGCTCTAGCAATCGGCTTAGAAGGTAAGATGACAGCAACCACTGAGGGAGAGAAGTTCAAGAGCATCCTCACCAAAATCCTCAAGCGCATGCCCCCTTATCCACACAAGAGCCTTAATGCAGGTGGGCAGGGAAGCCCTAAGAAGAAGCAGCCATGGAAAGCCAGTGTCAACCTTCGCTGCCCTGTTGATGACTATTATATCAAGACCACCCTAGAGTGTTTCAACATGGCGCGTCCTGCCTGCCCATGCTGTGGTGGCAAGATGCTAACAAAAGATGAGAGAGGATAAGATCATGCAAAACAATCACAGATACATATTGGATGTTGTTTTCAAGCCCTATAAAGAAGAGGCTATTGATGAAGCCTTCAAAGGGAGAGTTGTTGAGCACATATTGCTCCAAGAAGAGGGCAAGCTTGGGATATATTTTGATGATGGGACAGCCATTGTTATAAAGCATGCTAACCACAACACCTATGATCACCACCACTTCAACAAGATGCAAGAGCTTCGTGACCTTAGTGATGATGAGCGAGATGATTTTGGGCTAATCAGCGCAGAAGAGCTTAAGCTTCGCAAGGATGCAGCCAAAAAAGAGTGGTATGAAAGTCACGCTAGAAGCCATAGCTATAGCATCAAACACATGATTGACAATCACAGAGAGGGCTGGGTGCAAGAGCAAATAGCCAAGTGGACAAAGGAGAAATCTGATGTTTGCATCCCTGAATTTGACAAATCAGCAGAGGTCTTTGGCGCAAGAATTGAGACAAGATCAGTGGCCAGAATTGCGGCGCGGTTCTTGAAAAAGGAAGCTGATGAGGTGTTGAAGCTTGAAGTGCAATTGGCATCCCTTAGAGAGCTTATGTCCCACTTGGAAATTGGTCACCAGATATCTATTGTTGCCCTCACAGAATTGTGGAAGCTCCTTGGTGTTGATAATCAGACCATGGCGGTGATTGGCTTAAAAGAGCTATTGGAGACAAGTCATGACAATGATTAAAGCATCACTGGTGACAATTGATATAGCCTATGAAGATGGCCAATCAGTTAATGACTTAAGGTGTGCAGATGCCAGTGTGTCTGCTTGTGGGTCAATTGAGATTTCCTCTATCCCAATGGCAAAACAGCTGGCAGTGCGCCACCAAGAAGTGCCTCATGAAATCACTGTTAAGATTGACAGTGAGCCACAGGTCATTCTCTTCCCTCACAAGTCAGAGGTGTCATCTGAGGGTGGTCTTGATGGGATAGATCACATCTATAGATTTTGGGCAAGGACTGACAGTGATTTTGCTGGCATCAATCTGATTGAAGAAGAGCCTAAGATGGCATGGAAGGAAATCACCACAGCCTCTGCTGTATTGAACCTTCACAACATGCCTCTTGAGCTAGGGAAAGCCCTCCACAAGTACAATGCCCTGCGTGAGCGCCATGACTATTGGGAGGCTGACAGGCTTGCTAGGTTGATGAGGCGCTTTGACCGCTTATATCTTGGCCTCAGTCGAATTTCATCCAGATCAATCCACCGCCTTGCGCAAAATTGTGATGCCAAAATCTGCATGGGCTATGTTAAGGAGCGCAATTGGGATTTGATGCATCTATTCTATTGGAATGGAAGCCCAGAATTGACAGAGAAAATCCTTATGCTTGCATGGAAGAAGGGAATTAAAAAGTGAGATCATATTGGAAACACACAATCTCTGAGCTCAAGTGGATATTCAAGGAATTGAAGCACAGAAGAGCAACCAAGAAAGCCCGGGAAGAGATGAAAATTGCTGCTGTAAGGGCAATGAAGCGCATGCAGGCTAATGACTTGGCCAAGGCATGGAAGGCAACAGACCGGGCATTTGCTGATGCCATGATTGAGATGGAACAAGCATTTAGAAAGGCGGGGCAACCCCTTGCCTCTGGTGAGTATCTAATTAAGAATAGGGATGGCCTTTGCCCTCCACCAAAAGAGGTGTTGAACAACTTGAATAAGCCATCAACAATTACCCCAGAGCAACGCGAAGCCATAAGGCGAACTATAAACAACATTAAAATCAAAAACGGAACTAAGAAAGGAACTAAAATGACTACTGGAACAATCAATCTAAATGTAAGTGCGGAGGCTGTGAAGCCAAAGCCCCTTAGTGAGACAGCAATTGAAGATTTGTCTTTTCCAATTATGGCAAAAGCAGAAGATGGCGCAATTGTGCTGTTTGATGGCGCAAAGAGTGGGTGGAGAATTGCCAACTCAGATGCAGGAATGGACCCTCTTGGGAAATACAGTGACAACTTTATTGAGATAAACCATGGCTACTGGGACTATTGCTGGTCAATTGAAGGCGCCATGGAAGGTGTGTTAACAGCCATCAATAATGAAAAGAACCCTCTCCCGATGGACACAGCAGTTGACGCACTGTCAAATCTATTTGCTGTACAGGTTAAGGCTAAAACTTCTGAAGAGACACCTAAAGAGGCAACTCCAACCTTTGACCCAACAAAGCCTGTTCAAACCAGAGCGGGAATTGCAGCAAGGATAATCACAACTTATAAGGCTGGTGGGCATTATCCAATTGTGGCAGTAGTCATGTATGGTGATGGTGATGAAGATATCCGCACCTATACATCTGAGGGCAAATACTTGGAAGCGGATGTTGGTGAGAAGCCAACAGACTTGATCAACACCCCACCAGAGAAAACAACCATTTGGTTGAATGTGTATAAGGCTTTTTGCTATCGCCACCCAACAAAGGCTTTGGCTGATGCAGCTCTTGGGCATAATCGCCTTGCCTGCATTGAGGTGGAATACACTGATGGAGAGGGCTTGGACAATGTTGAGTAAATTGAAAGCCTTTTATCAGCGCAACCAAGACAAGTTTAAACACGCCATTGGCGGTACAATCGCCATGGCACTGGTCTTGATCCTCCCTGATGGTTGGGATGGCCTAGCAGCCTCCCTATTGGTGGCATACATCCGGGAATACACCCAAAACGGTGATGAACCTAATCCTATCAAGTGGAAGCCGGACAGCCAAATTGACTTCCCTGCCACCTTCATCATTGCATTCATCTTTGTCACTCTGGCTAAGAACTTTCATTGGTTTGGGTTGTGATGCAAAGAGAAAGCAATTCAACTTTTGGCCATGTGTGTAATGGAGGCGGGGCTTCAATCAACAATAGCCCTGTCAACTTAACTATTAACATCTATGTTGGCGATGCAAAGCCAACGCTGATTGACACCATAAAACAAGCAATAGGAGGCTTAATTGGAAAAGAGACTAGAAACATTGAAATCCCTGCGGAACTTTCTGAGCACAACATTCAGAGGCACATCAGTGGGGCCATACAAAATAAATGATTTCATTGAGGCTCTTGATGACACTATCATCTGGGAGCGTCTGCAATCTGGCGAAAAGGTGGACATCTCTGATATTCCTCAAAGGGCGATAGACCAGATGACACCAGAAATGCTCTCGCCATGAGCAAGGATCATAACAAGCACAGGCTCCTTCTCAAAGGGGTCAATGACCTTGATATTGACATGGTTCATGTAGTGGATGTACAACTGGCCACTGACATAACAAGCGGTGGCCATTATCTTGAATTCTACATGGATGATGGATCAATCAAGCTTTGGACTTCCTATCTTGTTGGGCGCAACCCGGACACTCTGGAGGCCTATGCCAAAGCGCAAAATGCAATTCTCCCTGACATTGTCCGTCAATCTATCCAACTCAATCGACAATGGGAGCTAGTGAAAACAAGGATTGTTGTTGCAGCCAAGAGAGATATGAAGCGCATCAAGGATTTAAAGGCTGAGGACTTGTTTGTGATGGGCATTGTCTTTTGTTGGCTTGCTGCTATCCTTGATGGAATGGTAAATAAATAGAAAGGAATGAAAGTGATTAAGTGGATCAAAAAGCTCTTTCAGATTGTGAGAGAGTATGACAGAGACAACAAACAGACAAATGGCCGAATTGATATTGTTCGCCGCTCTATGGCCCAAGCTAAAGGCTATATAAAGGAGAGGACAGACCTTCACATTGATTTGCGCAGGAAAGCACCATCCCAAATAATCATGGTTGGGCGCTATAAGAACCATGATTATGTAAAGGTGTTCAATGTCCAAGAGGAAGATTTATCTGACTTAATAGGCATTGTTAGGCAGATGGAACAATATGGCACCACTCGCAGCGTTGATGCACATCCTGATGTTTCAGCCTCCTTCAAGCGTGAAGTCAATTGGTAAACAAATAACCCGCATGATGTGACTCATGCGGGTTATTCTGTGGGTAGTTTTAGTGTTTTCAACATAAAGGAGTCACCATGCCAAGTAACTATTAAGAGAGTGTGAAGCCCTTTGTTGAAAGGCAAGAACTAAATTGGCTCCGCATCCTTAAGGGGATTTCCACCCGGCTCTTTCTCTGCAGACCACTTCTCATATTCATTGGCCAAGAAGGTGCTCTCAGCACTCCCATACATCTCATGCCGCCTTAGTGACCACAATCTAACATAGCCATCAGTGTTCAACTTCACCCTTCCAACCTTCTGACAGCCCATCTTAGCTAATGCCCGGGCAACAATTGTCTCACTCACCCGGCCAAGCCTGTGTGGCAAGCACCCCATCAAGTGCCTTGTTGCGAGTAAGTCCCCATGGAAAGGCCAAGCGCTGTCCTCAATGCCATCTCTGATCCACTGTTCCAGAGGCATTAAGCTCTCACCAATGAGAACCTTCTTGCCCTCTGTCATTGGGGCATGCCCTTTTGCTTTGAAGTTGGATATATCTCTATCCTCTAGGAACTTTCTCACCTTGCCAGCATTCTTCTCAAGCCAACCAAATAGCTCTTCATAATACTGCGCATCTTTTGGGACAGCACTGGAGAATAGCACCCCATAGCGCCTGTCATCATCATCCAAGATGATTGCATCCTTATAGTTGGTGAATAGGAATAGGTTGAAGCAGTTTGGTTGCTCGTATGCTGGCTTGTACATGTCTCTGATGACAGCAATGTCCTGTGTGATCATAGGCTTGAGCTTATTCATCAATTCTAGTCTGCCTCTGGCCATCATCTCTTCAACAACAACCAGTTGGCAAGACTTCTGCCATCCTGTGTATGGTTCATGAATGGCCTCATTGGATGGATTGGAAACATTCTTCTTTCCCAGCACCAACCGCATGGCTTCACCAAAGAAGCTCTTTCCAGTTCCTTGGACCCCTTGGATCAAGAGTGCCCAGTGTATCTTTTTACCCGGCTGTTGTACATTGTATGCCATCCAGTCGAGCATTATGTTGCGCTCTGTCTCATCAGGGAGGATCAACTCAGCGTGTGCTGTGAATGGATCAATGTCACCCTCTTCAGACTTGGCTCCACAATCTGTCCAGAAATTGAAGTGCTTAAGCTCTCCCCTTTCTATCAATGGTGGTTGACCGGGCAGATAAATAGGATTGTCAACTTTGGGAAAGCCGGGGTGCTTAATCACAGCATCAGCAGCCTTTTCCTTTTTGAAGTCTGGTGCGAACTTATCAGAAAATTGCTCTTTGTCTAGCTCTTGGAATGTCCTTGGGTTGATGAAGCGCTTGGTGCCAATTATATAGAGCCATTCCAGTGGCATCTTGCCCTTGAGGGCTTTTGCACAAAACTGGTTGCACTCGTCATCAGTCATAAATCTTATTTTGTCGCTGTGGCCTCCAACAAGAACATCATCAATGCCCTTTCCATATTCACCATCCCAGTGTTCAATCTTGGTGTCATAGCCCTTCTCTTTTGCTCCCATATATAAGGAGGCAAGCGCCCGCGCAACTTCAAATGGCTGCTTGGCTTGAGGGGTTGATGATGAAAATTCTTTGTCTTTGTCTGAGTCAAATGCCAGATAAACCTCTGTGGCTCCTAGCTGCTCAATGGCATCAAGCGCCCATTGCCACATATTGACACCCGGGATTGATATTGTGTACACATCAGAAGCGGAGCTGGCAATGTCAGCCTTCAATTCACCCTCTGTTATTCGCACTGTTTTGATGGGTCCATCCGGCTTCTTAAATATAGGATAGTGGATGTGCGTCTTTGCTGCTGTGCCACCCGGGTATTTTGTGTTGCCCTCTTTATCTGGCTTTGGGTTGGAGCTTAATTGGGTATATTTTGCTGCGATATTATCTTTATCTGAGCGGATTTTCATGCCAACAATTTGATTATAGAAGTTTCGCACTGGGATTAAAAGACCACTTTGCCCTGCCAATTTAGGCTTCTTGTTGTCCACCCAGAAGCCCGGGACACCAGAAAGATTTGCTTTCTGCTTTTCTAATTGGGCAATGACAGTCTTTCTTCTAGCTGATAATGAGCTGTATCCCCCTTGGACAATTTCTTCATCACTAAATCCTCTTGACTCAAGGCGCTTTTGGTGCTGCTCAACCAAGCCAAGCTGTTTTGACATTTCCTCATAAACTGTTGAAATGCCTACAAATTCCTCATCCATGTCCACTATATTCCTTTATTTGCATTTGTTGACCCCAAGAGAGAGGGGCTTCTGTTGTCTCTTCTTTTAGAGGAAAAGACAAGATTTTATTTGCTCATCACCGTTGTTGCTTTTCTTTTCAAAAAAGGCAATATTGGCACTGATCAAAAAAGAGCTTGCCCTTTGGATATTTTTCAGGCAGGTTCAGATCAAGGAAAGAAATTAACGCAATTAAGGATGTGAAATGCCACAATCAACAGTTTATGTTTCTCAGCGCCCAAAAGCCAACGCCGTTGGCTGGACCCCGGATTTGACACCTGCTCTTAAGTATGGCAAGTGTGAATTCGTATTTGAGCCTGATGAGCAAGTATCATCTGACCCTAACACCATGATGCGTGTTGCGAGGGACAGACTTGATGCATTCAATCCTCACACTGATTATCTCCTTTGGCCTAATACTGGTGACCCGGCTGCAATCTGGGCATGTGTAATGGTGCTGATGGGATATGGCTTCACTGAAATTCGCTTCCTCCTATGGGACCGAATGGTTGGTGAGGATGGCAAGCGCAATGGATCAAAAGGTGAATATGTACCTTTGACCCTTCGCACAGATAGTTAAAGAAAAGAAAGGCTCAACATGAGTACCCCAAATTTTGAAGATGACAGCAAAAGTGCTGCCCCACAAGACCTCAAAGCGATTTCTGATGCAGCTACTAAGATGGACAATCTTGCAACTAAAATCAAGACAGCAAAAGACAGCCTCAAAGAGCTTGAAGGTCAATATTCAGCCATTGAAACAGTTGATCTTCCAGACCTAATGGATGCTGCTGGCATGTCTGAATTCTCCCTAAGTGATGGGACAAAAATCAAGATCATGCCAATCATCAAGGCCGCTCTTCCCACCCTCCTTAATATCAATAAGCAGAGGGATGAAGATAAGCAAGAAGAGATGCGCACCCGCTTTGAGGATGGCATCAAATACCTAACTGATGCTGGCTCTGGTGCAATCATCAAAGATGAAGTGGTCATTGATGTTGGCAAGGGTGGTGGAAACATTGCTGGTGATATCATTGCGCAAGTCTCTGAAACTTATGGCTTGGATGCAGATCACAACAAATCAGTAAACGCACAAACGCTTTCAGCTTGGGTGCGTGAGAAATTGGCTGCTGGTGAGGATGTCCCATTTGACACATTCGCAGTCTACACAGGCCGCAAGGCTAAAATCACAAAAGCACGATAGTGTGCTGGTGAAACGCCAAACAAGGAGATAATTCCCATGGCAACTGAGAAGAAGAATACTAAAACGGCTGTTAAGTCAGCAGAGAAGGGATCAACAGCAGTAGCTACTTCTGCTGTGAACTTTGAAGATGATGCTGGTGCTGGTCAGGAGAATATGGACAAGGATGATTTCACAATCCCTCGCCTCTCTATTCTTCAAACCCTATCACCTCAAGTCAAAAAGAAAGATGATGCCTATATTGATGGCGCTGAAGAAGGCATGGTGCTTGACTCAGTGAGCGGCACTGTCATTGATGGTGAGGTTGGCTTGCTGGTTGTTCCAGTTAGTTATCGCCGCGCATACATTGAGTGGAAGCTCCGTGAAGATGGTGGTGGCTTTGTTGCTGACCATGGTAATGATTCATCTGTCCTCAACGGGACAACAAAAGATGATAAGAACCGGGATTGCACTGGCAAAGGCACCAATATTGTGACCACTTCTGAATACTTTGTGTTCATTATTGATCCAGAAACTGGCGCATTCAGCCCTGCAGTGATCTCAATGTCCAGCACGCAGCTTAAGAAAGCCAAGCGCTGGAATACAATGATCAATCAACTTCGCCTTGAAAAAGCGGATGGCAGTGGGACATTCAACCCTGCTATGTTCTATCGCTCCTATATGATGACCACCACCCCAGAGAGCAATGCTTCTGGTGATTGGTTTGGTTGGAAAATCGCTGGTGCGGATAACACAGTTGATCTGCCCGGTGGCAGCGAAATCTACATGGAGGCTAAAAAGTTCCGTGAACAGATTTCCTCTGGTGATGTCAAAGTTCAAGAGCACTCTAGTGAGGGTGATGTTGAAGAAAACGATGATGATCCAATGTAAGAATTGCTGATGACCCTCAGCAAGTGGCTGGCCTTTGCCTTACCCCCAATTAGAATGGGCCAGCCACAACTAGGGAGATTGACATGGCGGGTAATAAGAACAGTGGACGCAAATCCATTTATGCAGGGAAAAGAGCGCTTAAGCAAGTTGACTTGAACCCTCACATGAAATGGACCCATGGATGGTATGCTTGGGAGGCTCTTGAAGAAGGAGCATCTTATGAAGAGTACAAAGCAGCACCGGGAAGTCGCCTTGATTATTGGCGAATATGGGCAGAAAAAGGCATCATCAAATTTGTTGATGCGTAGATAAAGAAAGAAAAGGAATTAAAGGGATGAATGGTGCATTAAAAAGAGTGGCAGTTGGTGATACAGTTTCCACAATTGATGGGCGCAAGGGTGTAGTGAAAGCAGTCACAGATGAGTGCGGAACTGTCATAAATTTTTATGCTGAACTCCCTCTTCTGTATGAAAAAGGAACTCGCTTGATCCATTATTACAGATCATGGGACAACTCTACATTCACTTGTGCTTTCCCTAAGTTGAAATTGACCCACATGAATGAAGTGGAGTTGGACCAATGAGGATTTTTGGATCAGGGATGGCAGGATTGCTAGCAGCAAGTGTGTTGCGTAGGCATGAGCCTGTTGTATATGAGGCCCAAGACAGCCTCCCTAACAATCATGCAGCCCTATTGCGCTTTAGAAGCCAAGCTGTGTCTGAGGCCACAGGCATCCCATTCAGAGAGGTTGATGTCATCAAGGGCATTGTTATCCAGAATGAGCTGTGCAGCGAAACAACCATTGAAGCCAACAACCGATACTCAAGAAAGGTGACAGGGAAAATCCTCTCACGCTCTTCTGTGAACTTGGCTCCATCAAAGCGATTTATTGCACCCCCTAATTTTATTGAGCAATGCTCAAGAGGGGCTGATATACGCTTTGGAAATCGAATTGGCTTGACAAATCTCAAGCCCTCTGATGGCTCACCAATCATCTCAACACTCCCTATGCCTGTGTTGATGGATATTGTTGGCTGGCCAGAGGATCAAAGGCCTGATTTTGACTTCCTCCCAATTTGGTCATACAGCTTTGACATCCCCATTGAGTGTGATGTCTATCAAACAGTGTATTTCCCGGATGAGTTTCGCTCATATTATCGCGCAAGCATCACTGGAAATAAGTTCATTCTTGAATTCATTGAGCGCCCGGTTGATACAGAGATTGCTGGTGAGCTTTCCATCCACCTATTAAAGAAGTTCTTTGGCATTGACATTCCAATAAGACCAGAGGGTGAATTGAAGTTCCAGAAATTCGGCAAGCTGCAACCAGCAGATGAAGAGAAGCGCAGAAACTTTATCATTGCCATGACTGAACAACACAACATCTACAGCCTTGGGCGCTTTGCAACTTGGAGGCAAATCCTCCTAGATGATGTTGTGAATGACATCAAAGTGATATCCCAATTTATTGATAACAAAACAGCCTATGAGCGCATGCTCAAAGCAAAAGGAGAATAACATGTCATCTATTCGATTAAATGCCAACTTGAGAAGTGCAATCCTGCATGAGCTCATTGGTGATAAGCTCAAAGAGCTTCAAGCAAAAGAGCAAGCAATTCATGATAGGATTGCAGAAAAGGCCAAGAAAGTATATCTTGCACAGATATCAAAAGCTGATTGGGCAAAGATTAATTCTCTGCCTAAAGGTTGGCTTGAAAGCAAGTCTTGTGCATATGTCCTTTTTGGCTCATATAGCAGCAATCCCGGACGAATCCAAGTCCAGTTTGGTGAGAAAATTCCACTCCCAGACAACACACCTTACACACTTAAGCTCCCTGTTGACCACTCAGCAACTATTTGGGCTGAGAAGGAATACGCCAAAGCCTTAGTTCTTACCAAAGAGCAAATGGCAATCACCAGAAAGACTGAGGTGGCACTGGCGAGTGTTTCAAGTGTCAAGGCGCTGAAGGATATCTGGCCAGAGGCAATCCCAGCCATTGATAGAGCTTTGGGGACTGTCACTGAAACACCCAAGCCCGGATTGCCAGCAGTGCAATTTGGCGAATTGAACAAACAAATTGGCCTTAAGGGGAAGCGCAATGCCTAGTGTAAGATTAATTGATGCCACACATAATGCAGTGGACAAGCTGCTTTATACCAAGTCAACTCGCCTTGAGCTTTGTGAAGATACAGAGCAGAAAATCAAGGACATGACCCCAGAACAGAAGCAAGCGGAGTTGGACTATATGGCCAACACAATCCCCTCTTCTTGGGAGTTTGTCAACTACACATTTGAAATCCGGGGAGTCACCAGAGCTTTCACTCACCAGTTTGTGAGAACTCGCACAGGCTCCTATGCTCAACAGACAATGCGGATGTTGGAGATGGAGAAGTTTGGATATTTGGTGCCTAAAAAGATTGCTGATCATGGTGGTGCGCTGGCGATTTATCAACGCTCCATGGCACAAATCCAAGATGCCTATGATGCCATGCTTGAGATTGGAATTCCAGCAGAAGATGCCAGAGGGGTGTTGCCAACAAACATCCACACCAACATCATTGCTCAATTCAACCTGAGAACAATGTCAGAGATGGCAAAGAGCCGGGTTGGGCTAAGAACCCAAAGTGAATATAGAGATGTGTTTGACATGATGGTTGAGGCCATCTTTGAGGTTCACCCTTGGGCTGAGGCTTTCTTATTCCCTAAAGGGAAAGATGCATCAGCAGAGCTTGAGGCAGCTCTTAAGGGTGCATTTGAGGCTGGAGCGCTCTCTCAAGAGGATTACATTCAGCAACTGAAACACGTTGATTTGTTGAGAAAGGCTTAGTCATGTTTAGAAAAGCACTTCAAGAAATAGATGGATCATTCATATACATCTTTGACTTAGATGGAACTCTTGCTGATATCAGCCACCGCTTGCACTTCATTAGGGGCTATAGTGACAGTGATGAAGAGCGCAAGAAAGTTGACTGGAATGCATTCAATCTAGCTTGCGATAAGGATGAGCCAAAGTGGGACATTGTTGAGCTGTTCTCAAGCTTAAAGCAAGTCAGCAACATCATGATCTGTACAGGTCGAATGGGCACACCAGAGGTAGTCAAAAAGACCCTAGATTGGCTTGCTAAGTATGGCATCAACCCGCATGGAGTTTATTTCCGATCTGATGGGGACTATCGCTCAGATGATGTTGTCAAGAAAGAGATGCTTGATGAGATAAGGATGCTTGGCACTGTTGTTGCAGCCATTGATGACCGGGACCGGGTTGTTGATATGTGGCGTGATAATGGTGTCACTTGCCTCCAATGCCAAAAGGGAGATTACTGATGGGCATGGAAAAATTGACAGAACACCACCAGAACTTGGTTGAAACTCTTGCTGGGCTAGAAAATGCACAAATTCCAACAGCCTCAAAGTCCACCCATGAGAAGGTCAGATTTGGTGTAAATGGCAGCTTGCTTGATTTCAACTATTTGAATGTCATTGAGCCTTGTCTAAACATCGCAATTGAAAACACAAAAGGGCGCATCAAGCGTTGTGAGCTTAAGATGTTCAAGCTTCTTGCCTCCCAAATTGATACAAAAGAAGGGTCAAGAAATGAGTAGAATAGTTGTAACAGGCGCATCAAGCGGATTAGGCCTAGCAATATGCAAAGAGCTTTTGGGCTATGGACACACAGTGTATGGATTTGACAAATTTGATGCCAAAGAGCCAATTGACAGAATTCGTGATTCACACTATCACCTAAAGATGGGTGATGTCAGATCAAAGGTTGATATTGAAAGCGCCTTTGAGCACCTTGGCGGGGTTGATATTGTCATCAACTGTGTTGGCGTAAATTGCATTGACTTCCTAGAGGACATTGAGCAAAAAGATTGGGACAGGCTTCTTGATACCAATGCCATGTCAATCCTTTTCACGTCACAAATCTTTCGGAAGAGGCTTAAGGAGTCAGCCGGGACAATTCTCAATATCACATCAAACGCATCCCACATGCCAATGACATCCTCCTTGGCATATAACGCAAGTAAGGCTGCAGCTGATATCATGACAAAGCAACTTGCTAGAGAGCTATTCCCTCGCCATGGGATAACAGTCTTTGGCATTGCTCCCAACAAGCTATCCGGGACTGGCATGAGTGATTACATTGACAACCGAGTGCCAGAGATGCGCGGTTGGACATTTGAAGAAGCAAAGGAGTACCAATTGAAGGGCTTGGCCATTGGTGAAGAGACACCACCAGAGGCTCTTGCTCAATTCATTGCGCACCTTTTACAAGATAAATACCACCACAAATACTTCCATGGGTGTATCATCCCATTTGGGCTTTAAGAGAGGAACTAACATGATAAACTTTAAGATTGAACAAATTGCCATTGCCACTGATGATGTGGATGGTGTTATGGTTGAATTGGCCAAAATGGATAGCAGCTTTGCTGGGTGCTTCCTTGGGGGCTATGACTTAACAAAGTGGATCACTGACAGTGTCACCACTAGCGGAAAGGTCCATGGCGATTATGGCAACACAGAAGCTGATCTGTATTTCCACTATGAGTCAGGGATTGAATTTGAAATCCTTGATTATAAGAGTGGGCCAAACTGGCATAAATCGGCTGGGCGCTCTGGAACATTCATGAGCCACATTGGGATGCATGTTGATGAGATGCCAGAAAACTTGCCATTTGAGATCATCCAAGATGTTAGAACGGTTGATCACACCAACTCCAAGCTGCTTGAGACTGGTCGCCGCTATCACTATCGCATATACAACACCCGGGGCTTGTTTGGCTTCGACCTTAAGTTGATCATGCGCATTGAAAAGGGAGATGAATAATGACTTCATACCCCTTTCATGCGGCGGTTCATGATTATGACAGCACAGTGCAACACACAGACTCAAAGCAGAGGGTGCGAACTGAGGATGGGCTTCAATATGCCCCAAAAGTTGAGTGCTTGCCAATTGGGCCAGAGGAATTTGATCCATCAAAGTGGAATGCAATCCACAAATCTCATGGCTCCCCCTTAAATGCTGGTCACCACCTTGGTGCAGCAGCGCAACTTTATCAGGAGCGCAATGCAGTCTATGGTGACAACTATAAGCGTGTTGGGCCAGTCATGGCCAATCTATTCCCTGATGGAGTTAATCTCAAGACAGATGATGACTTCATGCGGTTCCACCTATTGGAATTGATTGTGGTCAAGCTTACTCGTTACTGCCACAACTATGATGCTGGTGGCCATGAGGACTCAATCACAGACCTTGGGGTGTATGCCTTCATGCTTAAAGAGGCTGATCAACTCGCTGGTGGCCAAGGTGATCTATTCAGCGATGATGAAAGATCACCCTAGAATAAATGTCACTTGTCTCTGTGATGCCTATGACTTCCCCCATAGGATAAGCGGAGGCAAGTGCAACGGCTCCCAGTGGGCTGAAAGCTACTATGAGATGGACAAGGGGGAATGCGAAAGCTGCCAGAGCAACAATGATGGGCAGTGCGATGTGGCCAACGGTGCTGAGACTATATGGAGTTGTGAAGGTGTATTTGATCACATGCGCACCCAAGATGATACAAGGCTCCCAAAGAGCTGGGATGAATATTTTGAATTGATTGCCATAAGGCAGAAAGAAGAAGAGGAATTTTATTGTGATAATTTTTGACACAGAGACAACTGGATTTGCGAAGGGTGATGCTGTACCCTTGAAACAACAGCCACAGATAATTGAGTTTGCTGGGATTAAGCTTGATCCTGAAACTCTTGAAGAGGTTGAGCGCCTTGAATTCTTAGCCAATCCGGGGATAAAGCTCCCATCAAAGATTGTTGAGATCACAGGCATAACAGATGATCTATTGAAAGATGAACTGCCATTCTCAGCCAGCTATGGGAAGCTTGCTAGCTTCTTCCTTGGTGAGACAACGCTTGTGGCGCACAACCTTGACTTTGATAGAAAGATGATGTTCTTTGAGCTTGCCCGGCTAGGTCGCCAACTTCAATTCCCATGGCCTCCACGCCACATATGTACAGTTGAGAAATCTTATTCTCTCCATGGCTATCGCTTGAGCTTGGCCAAGCTATACAAAGAGGCAACAGGGGAAGAATTTGAAGGTGCTCACAGAGCAATGGCTGACACTGAAGCCCTTGTCGCCTGCGTCAAGTGGATGAGAGAGAAGGGGTTGCTGTAATGAAAAGCAACTTGATTGACGTTGATGATCATGAAGTCATCCATGAAACACCCAAAGCATATCTTGTTTGGGATGGTGAGAGCCGGGATGATGATGGGGACAAAAAGGGGATTTGGCTGCCAAAGTCCCAAGTTGAATATGACCCTTATGATAAAGTTTTAACAATGACTGAGCAGCTTGCAACAGAGAAAGGACTAGTGTGATGTTAGATTTTTTAAGAAGATTGAGAGAGGCAAGTGTTGCCCGGGCTGAGGCTTGGCACTCAGGTGAAAAGTGGAGCTTGGCTGATTGGGGCAATGCTCTGGCTGGTGAAACAGGTGAGCTTTGTAATGTGATCAAGAAAATCCGGCGCATTGAAACAGGCGCTGTCACTCGTGAGACTGAAGCTGACATGGCTGATCTAAAGAAGCAAGCTGCACTAGAGATTGCTGATGTGATAATCTATGCAGATTTGATTGCCAATGAGCTGGGTGTTGATCTTGAAGACATCATCAAAGAAAAGTTCAATGCAACCTCTGAGAAATTCGGATTTGAGGAGAGGGTGTAATGGCCAAGATAACAGCAAAGAAGCTCTTGGCTGATCACCCTGAAATCCACTTCAAGAATGGAGGGGCTGTAAACAACACCAAGGCTAGGAAGAAAGAGGAGTAATCACCATGGGGGAATACACAGAGGCAGCTCTAGCACTACAGAAAACATTTAGGCCTGAATTGAACAGGCCTAAAAAGAAGAACTCTGGTGATGAGCCTAAAAAGCCACACAGGAAAGCCACCTCAACCAAGAAAGCCATGGAGAAGGTTTTCAACATAGTTGTCAAGACTGCTTTAGCAGGGGATAGATGCCCAACAAATGGGGAGTTCCTATCTGACCATGGAATATGCGCTGCTGGCGTAAGGATAATGGACTTGGCAATGTGTGGGAGAGTCAAGAATGAAGTCTGGGCAAAGAATTGGAGGATTATTGAAATAACCTCTGGAGAGCACAAAGGGGCTAGGACTGCTGAATCACCATTTGTTGGTGATAAGCCAACCAAGACCTATCACAGAAAGGCAGAAGAGCAATGACATATTTGTGGGCGCTTGAGCCAAGATTTATTCCAGTGGAGGCGCAGAGTGTTCAATTTTGGCCTTGGGCAAATCTAGCTGCTATGATGCGGTGGATTGACAAAGAGAATAAAAGGCTTATTGCCATTTTCAATTGTGAGCACAGAGAGTGGAAAAAATTCCACCCAGATTGCGCCACCAAAAACAGAAAGATAATTGTTGATGACTTTATCAGTTGAACAAAGCAATGCAGCCAAAGGCATCAAGGATTGGTACTCCAATTCAAGTGACCCCCTCTTCACCCTTCATGGATATGCTGGAACTGGAAAGACATTCCTCCTTCAAGAGCTGGCCAGCACCTTCACAGGAACACTAGCCTGTTGTGCGCCAACTGGTAAGGCTGCATCAGTCTTAAAGAGCAAGCTTGATGGGATTGATGTGACCACCGTTCACAAGCTCCTTTACTCTCCAAACTCTGCTGGCTCTGGTGAATATGAAATTCTCAAGAAGAAGCTAAAAGAGAACCCGGATGACTTTGAGTTGAGCCAACAGGTTGAAGATATGCGGAGGGATTTGACCTCTTCAAAGCTTTCTTTTGAGTATAATGGTGGTCCAGATGTAGCAAAAGATCAGCTCATAATTGTTGATGAATCATCCATGGCAACTAAGGCCATGAGAGATGATCTGGTATCAACTGGCGCAAAGATATTATTTGTTGGTGATGGAGGGCAGCTTCCTCCAGTTGGCGATGATGGCTGGTTCACAAAGGCCACACCCAATGCTGTCTTGGAAGAGGTTCACAGACAAGCGCTAGAAAGCCCAATCATTCGCCTATCTATGGATGTGCGCAATGGCTCTGTTGACCGGGCGCAATATCAATCTGATCTTTGTCGCATTGTATCCAAGACAGAAGTGACTCACCAACAGTGGATGGATGCTGATCAAGTCATCACTGGGATGAATAGAACTCGCCACAAGCTGAACAAGTGGTTCAGAAAGAAGCTTGAATATGAAGGCCAAATCCCACAGAAGGATGAGCGCTTAATCTGCCTCAAGAATGCACAAAGAGGTCCATTCATTAATGGGGTCCAGATGAACTGCATTGGTGATGCTTATGTTGATGATAGTGGCCAGTGGCTCATATCAGTTGAATATGATGGACAGATTTACACTGATGTCCCGTTCTATGAATACCACTGCCTTAAAACCTATAGTGATGGGGAGAAGGAAGAGCCTTTCTTCTCAAGGCGAGGGCTTCTTGAGTTGGATTATGCCTATGCCATCACCTGCCATAAATCTCAGGGCAGCGAGTGGAACAATGTAATTGTGGCTGATGATAAGATGATGAAGCAGAAAAAGGAATTCAGAAAGCAGTGGCTTTACACTGCTGTCACCAGAGCCAAAGAACAACTAACATGGATACAAGATTGATGATAAATTTATGCAACAGAACTGAATTTTCATTCCGGGCAGCATTTGGAAGCCTTGAGGTTGTTCTTGATATGAATGGCAAGTCAGCAGGGATGTGTGACCGCCATGGAACTTGGGGGCATGTACAGTGGAAAAAGGCTTGTGACAAGAAGGGCATCAAGCCAATCTATGGCGTAGAGCTTGCTATTGTTGATGACATGGAAGAGCGCACCAAACAGGGAGTGAGTTGGGTCCGGCTGATTGCCAATAATGAAGTTGGCCTCAAGGAGCTTTATGAGTTGGTGACGCTTGCCACTGAAAAGTTCTACTATATCCCAAGATTGGATTGGGAGGAAATCAAGCATGTCTCAACAAACATCACTCTAATCCTTCCTGCGTCAGCCGTTATGAAGATTGATGAGGGTGACAATATATACTATGCCCTTGATCCAACTACAACAAAGAAGGATGCTGAGAAGGTTGATGCAATAAATGGAGATTTTGTGGCATGCTCTGACAACTATTACCCAACACCAGATTGCTCTGGCCCATATCAGATTGTCTGCAGCATGGGAGCTGAGAAAAAGGCTTCTGCGCAACACATCATAAATGAATATGAGTTGGCTGAGGAATTGTACTGGTGTGACCAAGAAATCATTGACCGGGCAATCAAAACAGCAGAGGAAATTGCTGAGAGTTGCACAGTGGAATTGCCAAAGGCCCAAATGGTTAAGCCTGTTGTTGAGAAGAAACTCAAGCAGATGTGTGAAGAGGCAGCACCATCAAGAGGGGTTGACCTATCTGACCCAGTGTATGGTGACAGGCTAAAGAGAGAGCTTGACCTCATTGATGAGAAGGATTTTGCTGATTATTTCTATGTCGTGGCTGATATGATTGACTTCGCCAAGGATAATATGCTTGTGGGTCCAGCTCGTGGATCATCTTGTGGCTCATTGGTCTGCTATATCCTAAGAATAACTGAGATTGATCCAATTCCATATGGACTATTGTTTGAGCGCTTCATTGATATCAACCGGGCTGATTATCCTGATATTGACATTGACTTCCCAGATGACAGGCGCGACATGGTGTTTGACTACCTAAAGGACAAGTATGGCTCTGAGTGTGTGGCTAGGCTAGGCACCATCAACCGCTTCAAGCCAAAGTCAACCATTGGGGAGGTAGCAAAGGCACTCAACATCCCTGCATGGGAAATGAAGGATTTGAAAGACTCAATCTTGGAAAGGTCTGGTGGTGACAGCCGGGCAAACTTTTGCATCATGGACACCTTTGAGCAGCTTGCCCCGGGGCAGAGAGTTCTTGAGAAATATCCTGAGATGGTTGTTTGTACAGATATTGAAGGACATGCCAAGCACACAGGGCAACATGCTGCTGGAATTCTAGTGACTGCAGACCCAGTTTCATACTATTGTTCAGTGGATGAGCGCACAGGAGCCTCCATGGTGGATAAGTATGATGCTGAGGAGCTTAATCTTCTGAAGATTGATGCGCTGGGCCTTAGAACCCTTTCAGTGCTACAAGACACCCTTGATCAAATTGGGTGGACTAGAGAGCAGTTGATGGAGTACCCAACAGATGATCCAGCAGCTTTTAAAGTTCTCAACAATGGACAATTCTCTGGCATCTTCCAGTTTGAGGGATATGCCCTGCAAAGCTTGACCAAGCGGATCACCATGAAGAATTTTGAGGACATGGTATCAATCACCGCTCTAGCTAGGCCCGGGCCTCTCAACTCTGGTGGTGCTACTGAGTGGCTGGAAAGGCACTCTGGCAAGTCTCCAATTGAATATCTTCATCCACTGGCCAAGGACATAACAGAGGTCACATATGGGGTGATTGTTTATCAAGAGCAGGTGATGCAGATTGTTAGAGATATTGGCCAGTTCTCATGGGAAGAAACATCCTCAATCAGAAAGGCAATGAGCAAGTCGCTTGGTGAGGAATACTTTGACAAGCAGTGGAAGCAATTCAAAAAGGGAGCTGCCAACCAAGGGATTGAGGAAGAGAAAGCGGCAGAAATTTGGAGCAAGATTAACACCATGGGCTCATGGGCCTTCAACCGATCTCACGCTGTGGCCTATGGGTTGATCAGCTATTGGTGTTGTTTATTGAAAGGGAAATTCCACCTTGAATTTGCTGCTGCCTCTTTGAGACACGCCAAGGATGATGACCAAACAATCAAAATCCTGCGTGAGCTCAGAGAAGAGGGCTATGAATATGAGCCATTCAACAAGGAGCTTTCTACTGATCAATGGTCAGTTCAAGATGGCAAGTTGATTGGTGGATTGATAGGCATCAAGGGGATTGGCCTCAAGATGGCAGCAGACATCATGCTGCGGAGGGAAGAGGGAAGAGACTTGACCCCTCGCCACCATAAGTTGATGGACAATCCTGTCACCCCATATGATACAATTTCGGAGGGACAAGACCTTTGGGGGCATATCTATGATGACCCTGACGCATACAACATTGCATCCCGGCTCAGAAATGTTGAGGACATAACAGACAAGTCAAATGGCATGGTTGTGTTCATAGCAAAGCTGGCAACCAAAAACCAACGTGACCACAATGAGCCAATCAACATTGAGAAGAGGGGAGGCTCAATCATGCAAGGCCAAACACTCTATCTCAATATGACCCTAGAGGATGACACTGATGCAATCATGGCCTCTATTAATCGCTATGACTATCTAAAGTGGGGAAAGAAGATTGTTGATGAGGGCAAAATTGGTGATTGGTACATCTTCAAAGCTAGGACAAGGAAGGGCTTCAGAAAGGCTTACATCAAGCGCTTCATAAAGCTAACTGGAAATGAAGATTATGTTAAGCCATTGAATTCAAAAGAAACTTAACTGTTGCCTTCTGGTCAAAAATAGAAGATACTATTCTGAGTGAAAGAAATGAAAGGAACTAATGATGAACTATGATTTAACAACTTTGACTGGCCCAGAGCTAGTTGCCGCCTACAACACAATCACAATCTCTTCTGTAAAGCGATTTGCCTCAAGGGCAACTGGCATGGACAAGCTAAAGAGAGCCTTGGAAGAAGCAACCCCAGCAGAAGTCAAGAGCCTTAAAGCCTCTGATAAAGAAGTCTGGAAAATCATCACCGCAAAAGCTGAAGCTGCCCCTGAGAAGGAAGCCAAGAAGAAGCTTTCTGATGAAGTCAAGCACTACAACTTGCGCTGTCCAGAGGATGGATACATGCTTAAAACAAACAAGCTCTGTCTTGATTGGGCTAGGCCCAAGTGTCCAGTTTGTGATAGCAAAATGTTGACTGCTCAAGAGCGCAAGGAGCTTAAAGATGCGGGATAAGACAAAGGTGCCATCAACCTTCAAAGAGCGGTTGACAGGCCTCTTGATGCTTCTCTTTATTGTGGTTGCCATCAACCTAGTGGCTGCTAAATACTTCATCACTCCAGTGGTGTACTTTAGCCACTCAACAGGGGAGTGCTTCAGAGTTGACTCAATCAATTCTGAAGATAGCTGTGAGAACCTTCCTGATGAGTTCATCCACAGGTGGTCTAAGTGATCATAAAGCACTACAAGAACCGCAATTACATAATCTCAACAAGCTTAAAGGGGGGCAATTATGCCCTCCTAAAAGAGCTGCCCGGTCACACCAAATGGATTGACCGGGATTTGATGTTCAGACCAACTGGTGCCAATATCAAATACATCATGGAGCACTGGCCAGAGGCTGAGTGGCAAGGTGATGCCCTTGGGATTAAAGATGAGTTGTTGGCAGCAGAGTTGGCAGCAGAGGAAATGAGATCAATCAAGCACATTGAACAAAGTGATGATGGCTCATATCAATATGCCAGAGAGCCAATGGACCACCAGCGCCAAGCCTTCCTCCTTTCAAGAGATTTACCAGCCTTTGGGCTATTCATGGAGCAAGGGACAGGCAAAACAAAGGTCACAATTGATAAGGCTTGTTGGCTCTTCCAAAAGAAAGAGATTGATTGCCTTGTTGTTATTGCTTGGCCAAATGGAGTGCACAGGAACTGGACTGAGAATGAAATTCCAGAGGATGTCCCGGATTGGTGCAACTACAAATCCGCTTGGTGGAACCCAAACTTAACACAAGCCCGGGTGAAAGAGTATGAGGCAGTGTTGGCAACTGGCGATGACACCCTTAAGATATTTACATTCAATGTTGAGGCATTCGCAAGCCAAAAGGCTAAAGACTGGATTTTGAGAATTCTCACAGAGAATAGGTGCATGCTGGTGATTGACCAAAGCGCCTCAATCAAAAACCCAACAGCCAAGCGCACCAAGTTTATTATCAGGAAGTGCGCTCCTTTGGCTCCACATCGAATGATCTTGGATGGCGCTCCAGTGGCTGAGAGTGCTGTTGAGCTTTACAGCCAATTCCTATTCCTTGATCCATTTATCATTGGCCATGACACCCTCACAGCATTCAAAGCTGAGTTTTGCAAGATTGGCTATTTCAAAGATGTGGTTGGATATAAGAACCTGCCAGAGCTTCACAAGCGCATTGATGGCTATTGCTACAGAGTGCTTGAGAAAGATTGTCTTGATCTTCCCCAAAGGAGATACAAGCGCTGGACCTTTGAGCTCACCAAGGAAGAGCGCCGCATATACAATGAGATGAACTCCAAGAAGCTCGCATATTTCAATGAAAATGAGAGGGAAAATCCACTTGAGGCTGATCTAGCAATTGTCAAGAGTTTGCGCCTCCAACAAATCAGCGCTGGTTGGTGGCCTCAGATTGGCGATTTTAAGCCCATAGGAGAGACTTCAAGCCGATTGGCAGCCCTTACCACCCTATTGAGCCAACTTGATGGCAAGGTGCTCATCTTCTCTAGGTTCCGGGCTGATCTTGAGGCAATGCAAAACCACCTTGGTGATGCTGCTGTCAGCTATCATGGAGGAATTAACTCTGATGACCGAGAGCTTGCCAAGAAAAAGTTCATGACAGATGACTCCACCCAGTATTTTATTGGGCAGCCAAGGAATGCTGGTATTGGGCACACCCTTACAGCAGCCAAGCATGTGGTGTTCTATAATAATGATCCATCACTGAGGTTCAGAGAGGAAAGTGAGAAGAGGGCACACAGAAAGGGGCTTGAGGACACCATTGAAGAAGGAGGCCACCTAATGATATGGGACTTGGTTGCTGGTGACACACAAGATAACAATATCATTAATGCACTAAGGGCAAAGAAAGACTTGGCCACACTCGTACTCCAAGACCCTGAGAGCCTATTCTTGATTGAAGATCATGACTGAGAAAGTTTTATATGACAACATGAAGAGGCACATGAACCTCAACACCATAAAGCTCCAGCGAGTTGAGAACAAAGTTTCCACCGCAATGCCAGATGTTCACTTTCACATAGCCACAGGAGGCTCTGGTTGGATTGAGAATAAATGGACCAACAACCCGGGCAACAAGATCAAGTTCCAAGATGGACAAGAGCGGTGGTGCTACAACCACTGCCAGAGCGGAGGCTTTGCCCTTATCCTAGTGGGCCACAACAATGGCCAGATGAGCTTGTATTGGGGTGATCAATTTTATGGGCCTGATTATGATGATGTGCAGCCTGACCCGGTGAGAATTCTTGACCGAAACAAGGAGGGCTTTGCTGAGTTGGTTAGAATTATAAAATCATTCTTCCCTGAACAGCGCTTCTTCAAGCGCCCTTCTTTTCACTAGCCCACCCATGATGATGCCCCTTGCTCTTCTCCACTTCCAGAATTCACCAGCAGCAGCATAGTAATCCCCCCGGTTGAGATACACCCTCATGGTGGAACACTGGAAGTTGCCAGAGCCAATGTTGTACACAAAGGATATAAGGGCAGCTCTCTGGTTGTGGGATAGAGGTTGATAGATCAGCCGGGCAATGGCCACTGCAGCCCAAGCAGCATCTTTCATCAGCAGCTCTCTGGCTTTAGTCTCTGTTATTCTGGTAAAGCTCTCACCTTTGGTGATCACATGGCCATAGCCAATAGTAAGTTTACCAGCAGGGCAAATATAAGGGGTGGCCTCAAATGCTTCTGACTCCACAATGAGGTCAATTGCCTCTGCTGGTATTCCTATTGTTATCATTTTCTGTTAAAGGTTCTGTTGCCAAACCAGTGAGAGATAATTCCCCAGAAGCCTGCAACAAACTGATCATCTAAGACCAACCTAGCAGCCTCAAGAGCGTCAACCCCAGTGCTTGTGGCTGTGAAGTATACAATGAATTGTAAGATCACAAATTCAACCACAAAGATATATGTGACAACAGGCCTTACACTGCCACGCAGAGCATCAACCCAAGTGATGCCTGTTGGCTTCCCGGCTTGCTTCTGGTTCTCCACAGCATACTTAATCTCACCAGATGTTGTCGCCAACTCAAGAGCCTGCCCAGCAAGCTCCTTATTGGTGATCCTGATTTCTTGTTGCAGTGCAATTTCATGCTTCTGGTCACGCTTCTTCTCAAAAAAGCCCAACACTTTTGGGAGGAAGCTTGTTCCAAAGCCCAACAGTGATCCAAATAAACTAAGCATCATCTTCTCCTTTTCTGCGCCTGTCTAGCGCTTTCCGTTCTTCCAGCAGCTTATTGTCAAGCGCTAGTTGTTCACCCTTCAACTTCATCTTCTGTCTGTTTAGGCGATAATTCAGAAGATAGAATATAAAGCCCATCACAAGAGTTGTTGTTGAAATTAGGACACCGAGCGCAGCGGCATTGGCTGAAAGAAATCCCATCATCCCCCCGCTCGTGACTGATGCCCCGGCTGATAGATTTGCTATGTCTCTGTACATTGTGCTTTTCATGCCACCAATTCCTTATTCCATCCACAAACCTTGCGATTGTGATGATGGGAAATAGAAACGCCATAATCAACAAAACTGTTGGTAACCAATCGACCATAATTCATCCCATCACTCCCAATCACTCAAAACAGATTTGATTAAATGCCCTTTTCGCAATCAACACCATGGGTGTTGATGTGGGCTGAAACATCCTCTGGAAGGTCTGCCTCAGCATAAGTTGATCTGTGAGGCGGCGAAACTTCTGTTACATCAGTAACAGCTTCAATAGCTGGTGTGACCACCACTTCTTCAAGAATTGGTTCAGCTTCAATAGCTGGTGTAAGCTCTTCGCCTTTGTAATTGTATGTGGCTTTAACATATTCAGTCATTGCTGGATATGACTTAACAGCTGCTGAGATTTTTACAAGCGCTCCATTGTCATTTTTTTCATAGGTTGCAGGGCTTGCTGGAATAATAACAGGTTGCATTTCAGTAACTGCATCCACCGCTTCAACAGGTGTGATTGCATCATCGTAAGTTTCAGTGACCCGCTTAACTTCATAGATTGTATTCGCTGCGTGTTCATCAGTTGCCGCGATTGAAACCTTGCGGATATGGTCAATTATAGTTCTTGTTTGAATAGTCATTTTTAAATCCTTAAACTTCGTAAATTAAAGTTAATTGAATACTACCGCTTGCCGAAAGCTCTGAAATTTGTAGGCCAGTGACGCCTCCGACAGTGTCATAAACCCATAAATCGCCAGCGGATTGCGCGCGGTTCATTTGAAACACTAGGTTGTTTCCTACTGCGCCAAGGTTTAAACCCGACCCCCTAACCACAGCGCTTGGGTTATTGAAGCCCGTACCCTCTGAGGTAAAAGGAAGACCCACGATATTAGCAGTAGAACCAACTATAAGCGTTCCTATTGAGGACATCGTTATATTTACCATGCAAATAACGCGGTTTCCTATTTTGGTATATCGCCCTATTTGTGCACTATATGTTTGACCTTTTGAAACGGGCGAACTTGTATCACTTATTTCGGGCGTGAAAGTCCCTTCTTCATAATCATCTAGCAGATTAGCCGCCGCCGTACCGCCTAGCTTTACACCGTTTGAGGATAGGTCAAGAACACCTGTACTAGCCTCGAATTTTGCAACAGTCGTCCCGTTGTCACTGAAAATGAATTCCCTTCCTGAGATATAATAAACTACAGTGGCGTAAGGTGATGAAGCAAAATTTGAACCCGCGCTATTATCAACACCAAAGAAGGCGTTACCCCCCGTATTTGTAAATTGAATAGAAGCAGGATTTGTTCCCGTTGATGGGGCTATCTGCACCTTGCCAGTAAAAACACCTACACCCGCATTATCAATATCACCGCCAGCCATATCAAGATCACCACCCGCCATGTCTAGGTCAGCACCCGAACCACTTACATAGCCCTGCAACACATACCACTTATTGCTGTCAAAAGCTTCTGGACCAATTGGAAGTTGCCCAATCTGTGGAGCATAGGTGATGCCGCCTTGGGTCACTGGCTCGGTGGCATCAGTGTATGTTGCTGCAGCACTATAAGCTGTGGGGGTTTTAAATAAGTGTGCGTTATAGATAACTTTGGCTGGTGACGGAACAATGCGCCCATTGGCCATTGCTGTGGATGTAGTTTCATCACCTTCTGCCCATGCATTAACTGCATTTACATTGGTTTCTGCTCTCGCAATATCTGCTGCACTTAAAGCCATTTTACTCTCCTAATCCCTATCATCATTTGTGGGTTGCCTATGTTGGCACTGTGGTATCTGCACCATAAATCCGGTCATCATATTTAATAAGCCTAATCTCAACATATCCATCAGAAGAGGGAGAAACCTCTTGGATGGTATAATCATCATCATCATGGCTCTGAACAACATCAGGGACAAACTTGTACAACATCCCTATCTGATAATCATTTTCGCCTCTAAGGAAAATATTATATGTTGGGCTTGAGGAAAAGACAAATCCATTCTCGCTATCCCCTCTTGGTGTAACAGCAAGCTCACCTGACAATTCTCCATCATCATTTCTTATCAGAACACTTCCTGATGCTTGGCCTTCAAAATCAATTGGATCAGATGTGATCACTTCAAGCCCAGAATAATCTACAATCTCACCATCCTGTGCTCTTACATTGGTGCCATCAACATTGGCCACCCTATCATGAACAACAGCCATCAATCCATCCTTGGTGACCTTTGTTGATACAGCAGTGCGTTGATAGAGCAAGCGATCATATTCAACCTTGGCAAAGTTCCAAGCCTGAAGATAATTTTTTATTCCAGCAGCATTGAGTGTTTTATTATTTGATCCACCACCTGTTTCCTCTGGGAATAATATGGTGGATGGAGTTCCTGTTTCTTGGTCTTGCCACTGAAGTTGCACACCATCAAAATCACCGGGCTTAAATAGCTTTACAGATTTCACCTCTGTGTCAGGGGCTTTATTTCTCTTCCCAAACAACATCACAGGGAATGGCTTGGCCTCATCCCGGACAAAATTGATTGTGTCTCCAACTCGATATGCTGTGCACCTAGCTGCAAGGAGGATTGTTCTGAGCTCATCCCCAACAGATGTTTTGGAGTTTGAGAAAGAGTAGCAGAAGCGCCCAAGATCATCACCATAAATTGGATCACCTTCAATGCTTTCTTGAATTGTGTAAAGCCCATCAAGATCAATTCCTGATTGGGACTTGTTGCCCCCAAATGGGTCCATCAGAAGGTGCATTGCTGCATCAGCCATCCGGGCAGTTGCAGATGTTCCAACACTTATTGTCTGGGTGTCAATGTCATATGTCTTAAGCTTCCGTGTGACAACCGCATTGAACTCTCTCTTTTGCAAAGAGGTTGCTTGCTCGGTGGCCTTGGTTGTAATCTGAACAGTTGTAACATCACCAAAATCAGGGACATCAACATCACTCAGCTCATCAACCCCAGCAAGCCTTGTCCACTTTGTCAGGTCAAAATATTGGATTGTGGAGTCATTTACTGTGTTGGTGAGGCGCTCAACTGAAACCTCATATGGATCACCTTGAAAATCAGGAGTGAACTTGAATGTCTCAAATTGAGGGTCTTGGGTGTTTCCGCTCACCTCAAATGTCTCAGTCTGAACTGCGCCAAGGGGGTCACCATCGCCATCAAGGCGCTGAAGGTGTGCTTCAAATTCCACAGTCACTTGATTTCTATCTGTCCCATCAATTTCTTGAAGCCCTTTTGGGCACTGGATGTCAATCCAAATTCTCTCTGTGCCACCGGGAACAACAAAAGGGCCAATTGTGGAAGGATTTCCCTCGCTGCTTGTTATGTCAACTCCTGTGTCAACTCCAAGATCAAAAGTGGTTTCCTGAACCTCAACAAGTGTTTCCGTGATGTGCAATTCAGCATCAAAAATGATTTCAACTGCTTCCACAGTGTAAGTCCCATCATTGGTAGATGAATTTGCGATGGTTATGCTATCCCCATTTTGCAGCCCTCCCAACCCTGTAAGTTGAAACCCTGAGAACACAGAAGAGCTATTCCAGAAAACTGTCTTATTTGATAAATCAACCCCTGTGCCATCGTTTGGCGCATTGACTTCTTGGCCATCAACTTGCCCTGACTCAGTGACATCAAGCAAGATGTCTGGCCTTGTATCTGGCTCATAGACAACAGCAGATGACCCTTCAATATCAGAAATGAGAGTTTCACCAGCCTTTAAATCTTCAACAAGATATTCCCCCCGGCCAATGCAGAGAAACTCTGTGACATATTTTATGTTGGCGATGTATTCAAAATATGTCTTTGCAATCAGATCAGGATAAATTCTGTTTTGCCCAAACAAGTCTGGAATTCTTTGAAAAGGCCGTGCAATGTTTGTCTGGCCACTCAATCTATTGTTTGGCGACTCAACAGGCTGGACATATTCAGGGCTTTCTATGTCAGGGAGGCTTGGGCGCAAAAGAACTGAGGCTGCAACCCCAACAATCAATGCGCCAACAAATATAGCCAATGGGCTTGCTGGGCAGTGGACAATTGTGATGATGTCACCCTCTTTTAGGACTAAGCCAAATATGTCCTCAAGCTTAAGCTCATGCTTCTCATTTATCTCCCCACGGAAAATTCTTGTGGGCGTGGTAAATCCATCTGGGCCATAAAAGTCAATAAGCCACTCATCAAGCCTCTGTCCAATAGAGGCTTGCTCAAATTCTCGCTTCAACTTCCCTGCTGGGTCATGAAGGATTGTTATTGAGGGTTGTGTGCTCATAAAACTCCAATTCTTTGAATGCCCGGTCAATTGATCTCAAGCGGTTTATGCAACTTCCTGAACCCATCCCATGAGTGTGAAGCACCCAATCTTTCCCAATGTAAACGCCAATGTGGTCAAAGTATTCCACACCAACACTCTTCATCAAGACAACAGTTCCGGGGGTTGGCTCTTCAACTAGCTTCCAATCAGAAGCACCTTTCTCTGAGGCTATGATTGATCCAAGCTCATCACCAGAAAAATACTTGCCAGCAAAATCATCAAGATCAACTCCAAATTCTTGGAGTGCCAACAGGGTTATTCCCCAACAGTCAGCTCCTTCTAGTGTGAAGCCTCCTTCCAAGTATGGAACTCCTATCAAATGTCTTATTTCAATCATACTCCCACCAATCCCGGAAATCGCTCTGTTGTGTATATTTCACCACTTGGCTTCACTGCCAAGTCGATATCTTCTGCTGTAAATGCAACTGCTGCATATGATTTGAATTTAAGTCCAGATGCTGACAAGGATAATCTCACAACAGGCTCAGTCAAATCCCCTCCATAGTATTTTCGATAAATTACTTGGATTGGAGTTAGCACCCCTGCTGCAGTTATCTCCTTTAGAACATCTTGAACCTCACCACCAACAGCGCCAAGGTTTATTTGAAGGATTTGCTCTGCATCGCCTGTTTCATCTGGCTCTTTGACATCCATAGCAATTGCTGTAAAGGTCACAACTTCGCCGGGGTTTCTTGGGGCATCAGCCTCAAGTCCAAGATCAGCATCAACATAATCCTTAACAAAGCGAAGTTGGCCAGCAGAGAATTCAGGGTGACTCAGCTCAATAGTTCTGTACTCCCTAACACCCTCTGGTGCTGAGGCCAAAAACCTATTCCAAGCTTCTTGATCAACTGCCATTAACTAAAATCCGTTCCATATTGTATATTCTCCCAAGCATCAGGAAGGGTGACATTCAAGAATGTATCAAAGTCAATAAAGAATTGATCATTATACAAGTCATCAGTCAACTCAGCCAGCACCATCAATTGATCAATATCAGCATCCGTATTATATTGCTTCTGAATGGCTATCAGTGTGGCTGAAACTTTCCATCTCTGGCCAATGGGGCTTGGCACATATGGGCCAAGAAAATAGCACTCATGATCAACAACACCCATCCCAACCTTGAGCGGAACTATAAATGATTTTGATCCATAGGCAATTGTCTTTTTGAACCAGCCATCAAACAACTGGAAATCAAATGAGGACAAGTTGAGGGTGATCTTTGCATTCATTGGAACAACATCCGTCAACAACTCAAAGCGGAGTGCGCCAGATTGAACCTTGTTATTTTGGGTGTGCGAATTTTCAACCGGGCTATACCCAGCAAGCAAAATATCGGTGTTAAGTTTAGGCCATTGTTCAGCCACGGATATTTCTCCCCACATCAGCACCCTCTCTCAAGGATTTATAAGTTGAACCTCTTTGAGAGGCAAGGCTTGTATCCACTCTGCTCACTGCAGTATCTTCTGCTGCCTTAATTGCCAAGACAATCTCGCCATCTGACATCCTAGAGCTTTCCACATCAATTGCTGGACCATTGTTGTTAATTGTGATGGAGGGCGCGCTCCCACCCATCCCTGTGCCCCCTGTTGGAACAATCTTGCCACCACTACTGCCCGGCAAGAGGAATTGCCTCCCACCCTGCACAAGTATTTCTGGATTTCCATTCTCATTGACTGGGTGCATTGCGCCAGCAAACACATCACCGCCAGAAACCCTGCCACCGCCTGAGAAAGTGTCTCCAATGGCTAGGCCAGCCACTAAGCCAGCAGATGCATACCCGGATGCTCTAATGACATTGGCTAGAGGAAGCCCAAACGGACCCATGAGGCCAATTGCCTTGGCAGCGCCAACCTCAGTCTCAGCAATAATGGTTGCCACTTGGATAGCTTTCATGGCCAAGAACAATCCTTTGTAAAGGGCATTTTGCTTCTTGCCGCCAGCAGCCAGAACACCAACCAGTTGATCCAGAAAGCTTCCAATCTGTTGAAGGCCCATAATCGCATTTTGCTTTTCAAATGCCAACATGTCTCTGTTGAATTTTTTCCGGCTCTCTCTGATCAAATCCTCTCTAGCTGTCTCACCTTCTTCTGTGGCATCAAGGATTTTCTTGTTGCGTTCTCTTAAGGCGTTGAGAATTGCTTGAGTCTCATTGCCCATATCAGCCATCAACTGCTCTATGCTTCCTGTCACGCCAGCATTTACCTCTATCCCATCAACAGAAGGGGCTTGCTTATCCTCAACAAGACCCCCCGGCAATTTGGCTTCCCGGGCCTTGCGTTCTGCCTCTTCTACAGCATTAATGCGCGCTAGATCAGCATCAAGCTCTTCAGCAGCAGCACCAATCGCTGTTTTCTTCTTCTCAAGGATTTCAGCCACTGCCTTTTTGTGAGCTGCAATGCGCTCCTCATTGGCATTGGCCTCTGCCTCTTTCCTTTTATTATTAGATACAACAAGGCCTTCAATTTCAGTCTTTAAGGCTTTGGCATCATGGGATGCACCAAGGAACTCTTTAGCTGTCCCTCTAAGTGACTCAGCTATGTCATCAAACCCGGTGGCATCAGCAACCTCAGCAACACCAGCTATGAACTTGGCATATGTAAGCTCCATTGTGTCCAAGGCCTTAGACCAAAGAAAGCCAATTGTCTTGGTTAGGATTTCCCAAGAGAATTCAATGTCAGCTCCACCAGATGTAAAGGCCCCTTTGAACTGATCCCAAGCCAGCGATAGCCTTTGGAGCATAATATCCCACTTGGCCTCAAAGGTAGCAGTGAGAACAACCCAACCAGCTTGAACTGTGTTGATTGCCCGCAAGAAATCATTGCCCCACTTAGGGATTTTGTTTGCCATTTCTTGAAAGAACTTAGCAAGAGGGGGAGAAGCCTCAATTTCATCATTGATCTTCTTGATTGCTTGGCCAAAGTTATTCTCAATTGCCTGCATGGCACGTGAAGTTGTCAAAGGGAATTTCTCAAAGCGCTCAACAACCTCATCCTGCTTTGCTAGAAGTGCGTTGAATACATCCTTGGAGAGAAGCTTGCCCTCTCTGGACATTTGGCGAAGCTGGCCAATTGATACACCCATAGAGTCAGCAATGGCATCCATGATGAATGGGGTGTTCTCAACAATGGAGTTAAATTCTTGCGCACGCACAAGACCCTCTGCCATTGCTTGGGAGAACTGGCGAAGGGAGAACTTCATCTCATCAACAGATGAACCACCAACAACACCAAGCTTTTGGACTGTCTCAGTGAGTCTCAAAACTTGGTCATTGCTTGCTCCAATATCTTTGGAGGCAATCTTAAGGCGCTCAAACAACTGGACAGTTGCTTGGAATGATTGGCCAGTGCTATTGGCTGTGCGAATTAGCTCTTGTTGAGACTTTGTAAATTCCTTGGTGGACTTTGTCACATTCTTGATGCGAACATCCAACAGGGTCATTTTCTCAGCTAGGAGAACGGTGCGCCGGGCAGCTTCAAATGATAGAGCAGCAGCAATGGTGCGACCAAGGCGACTGAACAACCTGTTAGTTGAAGACACTGCCTTATTAAGGCCTCTTGTGTCAACATCTATATCATATTGAAGCGTTCCAACTTTAAGTGCCATTCTTCTTTGCCTCTGCCTCTCTCACTCCCTTCCTCAACTCGTTTAAGTCAGCAAGGGTCATTGTACCAGCGCTTGAACCATCAGGGCGAAGTCCGTGTTTTTGGAGATGAGCCAAACGAATAGACTGAAACTGAAACATGCAGAGAGGCCAAAAATCAACAGGTGCCACCCCCATAGCAATAGCAGATTTTTCAAATTCTCTGATTGGAAAGGTGAAACCAGCTCCAGAAACTTCCTTTTCCTGTCCAGTGACTGGAGCTTCATCTTTGAAATTTCACCTAT